GAAGAACATCAAGCTCGAGCCGCACCAATGCTTTCGCCTCACAACAATCTTCGGGTGGGTTGGCGCTGACGGTTTCCGCCGGTTCCGCAAGGGGCTTATTGTCCTGCCTCGAAAGAACGGTAAGACTACAGAGGCGGCTGGCGTCGGGCTCTATATGCTGGCGCTCGATGACGAGCCAGGCGCAGAGGTATATGCTGGCGCCGTCACCCGGGATCAGGTTACCGGGCCGAGCGGGGTATGGACCGTCGCCAAGAAGTTCGTCGAGCGATCGCCAGGGCTGCAATCCCGCTTTGGCGTCGAAGCGCTTGCCCATTCGATCGTCGTTGAATCAAGTGGATCCAGCTTCAAGGCTACCAGCCGCGATGCCGGCAGCCAGGAAGGATTCAATACGCACTGCGCGATCGTCGATGAGTTGCACGCTCACGCGACGCGCGAAGTGTTCGATGTGCTCGATGAATCAACCGGCGCGCGCCAGCAGCCGCTCGTTTACATCATCTCGACAGAGGGTGAAAATGCTACGGGAGTTTTTGCCGAGCAGGTTGCGTACGGCCAGCAGGTTCTGGAAGGCAATCACGAAGACGATTCGTTTTTCTTCATCTACTACGGAATCGATCAGGATGTGGACTGGACGACTCCAGAGGCTTGGCGGATGGCAAATCCCAACCTCGGCGTATCCGTATTCGAAAAGGATCTTGAGGTCCGCTGTCGGCAGGCACAGAAAAATCCCGAGTCGCAATCGTCCTTCCTAACGAAGCGGCTCAATGTCCGAGTCGGCGCAGGCAATGCGTATTTCAACCTCCTCGCATGGGATCGACTCTGCAAGGATACGAGCATCAAGCCGGAACAGTTCTATGGTGAATCCATTTGGATCACGATCGATTTGGCCAGCAAGATCGACATCGCGGTATCGATGCGGAATATCGAGCACGATGGCAGGCTCCATCTGTTCCCGCGGTTCTACCTCCCAGAAGAACAACTCGAGCACGGGCACCCGAATTACGACTTCTACCGCGGCTGGGCTAGTCGCGGCTTCCTTACGCTAACCCCTGGAAACATCATCGATTACGAATTCATTGAGCGGGATCTCTTGGAAGACATGCGAAATTTCGACGTACTCAAAGTAGGCATCGACCCGCACAATGCGACGCAGTTCAATACGCGGATGATGGCGGAGGGACTCCCTATCGAAGAAGTGCGCCAGGCGACGCTTTCGTTATCCGATCCGATGAAGGAATTGGGGGCGCGTGTAATCGCCGGCAAGATTCGGCATGACGGGAACCCGGTCCTCTCCTGGATGATGGGCAACGTGATCGCGAAGAAGGACGCGAACGATAATGTATACCCTCGCAAGGCCAGAGACGAAAACAAGATTGACGGTGCAGTGACGGCCATTATGGGCATGAAGCTGGCGATGCTCGAGCAGGAAACCACGATCACCTATACAGGCGTGCGGAGTGTCGGCTAAGTGTTTCCTGAAATCAGCCGGGTCGTAAAAGGCTTCCTTGAGCGGCTCGCGCCAGAGCCTCTGCCCGACCTGGGGCTGAAGGACATCAGCGGCAGTGGCATTGGCGGATGGGACGCCGACTGGTATGCCAGGAACGGATTCCGTAATGTGGCATCGGTGCTGGGCGGTGGCGCCGGCGCATGGTCCGGGGAGACAGTAACGACTGCGGGCGCCATGAACCATTCGGTGGTTTGGGCCTGCTACCGGCTGATATCGGAAACGGTTGGCATGCTGCCGTGCGTGATGCTTCAGTCTAAAGGTTCGGATAAGCGCGTTGCGAGCGAGCACCCTGCCTATACGCTGCTCCATGACGCTCCGTCCGATGACATGACCGCGATGGGGTACCGTTCGACCGAGACCGGTCACTGCGTGCTGGGAGGTAACGCCTACTCTCAGATCGCCAGGCGCAGCGGTACGGGGACCGCCATCGAGCTTCACCCGCTGGATCCGGACCAAGTAACGCCCGATCGCGAGAAGACCGGGGCGAAGCGGCTGACGTATGTGGTGAAGGAAGGCAACAGCCAATCGAAGACCTACACGGTGGAGCGCGGCAAGCCCCACGACATCCTGCACCTTCGCGGCGTGGGATGGGACGGCATCAAAGGATTCTCGGTGATCACGATGGCGCGCCAGTCGATCGGAACGGCCATTGCGGCGGAGCGGAACGTCGGCCGGTTCTACGCGGCCGGCGGCCGGCTGCCCTATATCATCGAACAGACCGCCCGATTCAAGAGCGACCAGGACCGCGACAAGTGGCGCGCGGATTGGGAGGCGCTCTACGGAATTCCGCACAAGGCGCCGATCCTTGAACCGGGGCTGACGTATAAGCAGATCGGCCTGAATATGCAGGACCAGCAGATGCTGGAGACGCGCCTGTTCAGTATCCATGAAATCTGCCGCTGGTTCCTGGTTTCTCCGCATCTGGTCGGCGACCTGAGCCGTGCGACGTTCTCGAACATTGAGCAGTTGGCCCTTGAATTCGTCAAGATGACGCTCTCCACATGGCTCACACGTTGGGAGCAGGAGCTTTGGCGTTGTCTGTTGACCCCAGCAGAGAAGTCGGAAGGTTACTTTTTCAAGCACAATCTCACCGCCTTGCTTCGCGGAGACTTCGTATCCCGCATGGCCGGCTACTCGACCATTCTGCAGAACGGCATCGCGTCGGTCAACGAAGTTCGCGATCTGGAAGATTGGAACCCCATTGAAGGCGGGGATGCGCACCATATCCAGTTAAATCAAACGACGCTGCCCGGAACAGGGGCACCGCTTAACCCAGCAAACGCATCACTCGTAAGGCTCGGAAGTTCGTAGGAGGAAATCAACATGAAAACCAAGCAACGCATGCGGATGGAGATCAAGGAGATTTCCGCCGAAGGTTACTTCGAAGGGGTACTCAGTCCCTACAACGTGGTCGATCTCGGCAATGACCTGGTAGAGCCCGGTGCCTATACGAAGACCATCCAGGAGCACGGGCCAGAAGTTCCGCTGCTCTGGCAGCACAAGACGGACGTGCCGATCGGAAAACTCACCCTCGAAGACAGCGCCACCGGCCTAATGGTCAAGGGCCAGCTTCTGATGCAGCTTCCCGAGGCGCAAAAGGCTTACCTGCTGATCAAGTCGGGCATTGTGAAGGGCCTGTCGATCGGCTTCGATACGGTCAAGGAGGCGATTGACGGCAGCATCCGCCGGCTGAAAGAGCTGCGTCTTTGGGAAGGCTCTATAGTGACTTTTCCCATGGCGCCCCTGGCGATGATCACCGCGGTTAAGGCCGCGCGCCAGACCAAAGACAGCTTTAGCGACGAACTCGCCGAGATCCAACTGCAGGACATGGGGTATCAGATGTTCTGCGCGCTGCAGTGCTCGTTGGGCAGCCTCCCATGGGCGGCCGGCATGAGCAAGGACGAGAAGGTCGCCGCCGCGACGGTGGCGCTCCAGCAGTTCACGGAGACGTTCCTCTCGTACCTGCCGGAGTACATTGATTACCTCACCGAGGAATATGGCGCGATGGAGACCATGAGCACCGGTGAGATCGAAACGAAGCGCATGGAGCGCAAGGTCGGCCGGACGATTTCAGCCGCCACCAAATCCAAACTTTCTACGGCGCACGATCACATGAAGAGCGCCACCGAAGCTCTAGCCGCACTCTTGGCGGACGAAGCCGCTGTCGATGCAACTGACGACGGCACTTCCGATGGTAAGAGCCGCGCGCCAGAAACGAAGTCCGAGCCGGAAGCAGTCCACTCGGCAGCCGAACCGCTGGTCAAGGAATTGACAACGCTATTTCGCGCGGCGTAAGTGCGCGGAGCATTGACCACCAACAGGAACAATTTAATGGAACAGAAAGACGAGCAAATCCTCACCGAAATGCACGGTGAGTTTAAGAGCTTTCTCGCAAAGGCTGCCGAGGAAACAAAGCTCAACGGAAGCGCACGCGAAGAGACAAAAGCCGCCATCGAAGCCATCAAGGAAAAGATGGACGCGATTCAAAAGCAGACCGACGCGATCGACTTGAAGATTGTCGAACGCCATGGCGAAATGCTGCCACCGGAAGCAAAGAGCATGGGGCAGATTGTCACCGAATCGGAAGAGTTCAAATCGGCCAAGTCTACCGGCTTCCGCGTATCGCAGCCCATTCGGGCGATGATGGAGAGCGCCTTCAGCGGGCGCAAGTCCACTATCACCAGCGTTGGCATCGGATCGCAGGCCACGGGCGTTCAGCCCTTGATGCGCCTGCCCGATGTCACGACCATTCCAATGCAGGCGCTTCGTATCCGCGACCTCCTGCAGGTTGTGACGATGACAAGCGGTAATAGCTTCGACTTCGTGCAGATGCAATCTCGCCAATCGAGCCCGTCTCCGCAGGTTGAAGGATCGGCGAAGGCGGAGTCCACTTACCTGTGGACTTCGAAGTCAGATACGGTCAAGACCATTGCGCACTTCACGAATATCTCCAAGCAGGCGTTGGATGACGTTACGTGGATGCGCAGTACGCTCGATACCGAACTGATGTACGGCTTGCTCCTGAAGGAAGAGGCTGAGATCCTAGCTGGCGACGGAACAGGCCAGCACCTCAAGGGGCTCATCACGCAGGCGACCGCTTACAACACGGCGCTCGACGTCAGCGGAGATACCAAGATCGACAAACTTCGCCACGCAAAGCTGCAGTGTCGCTTGGCCGGATTGGCGACCTTCGCCCCGGACGGCGTTGTTCTCAACCCGACGGACATGGCGAAAATCGAACTGATCAAGGATGAGACCGGCGGCGCAAATAAGGGCCGATACATCATCGGAGATCCCGTTCAGGGAAGCGCGGTGAAGTTCATCTGGGGCCTCCCTGTCGTGGAGTCGGACTCCATCACGGCCGGAACGTTCCTCATGGGCGCGTTCGGGACTGGTGCAACACTGATCGATCGCATGCAGGCTATGGTCGAGATCAGCTTCGAGCACTCGACAAATTTCACGAGTAACCTTGCCACACTGTTATGCGAGGAAAGAATCGGACTCGCTACGAGACGCCCGGAGGCATTCGTTACCGGCACTATCTAGTCTGCGCCCGTACGATAGGGGCGGGCTACACTCCCATCGCCCGCCCCGCTTTTCATATGCCAAAACTAAAAGCCCTCCGCCAGATCGTAGGTGACTACGGCAATATCGCCGCTGGCCAGGAGTTCGAAGTAGGCGAAGAGATCGCAGCCCATCTGGAGACGCTTGGCGTTGTCGAGCCGCGCGTAGTCTATGCGAGCGGCCCGTTGCTCTATTCGACGAAGGTGATCACGCCCGAAGCTCCCGAGGTGGGCCCGCGGCCAGCCTTTCGTGACGTGCCTCTGCGTAACGCGAAACCGGCGGCAGTGGCTACCGAAGGCAATCCAGTGCTTCCTGAGCCAGACGTACCCGCATCGGGATCTGCTGATAGTGGCCGATGGGCAGGACGTAAGAGATCTGGTGCCGCCAAATGAACCGATCCGGGTCATCCATTACGCCGGGAAGCTCTCCATCGGGACAAAGCGTAACCTCGGATGCGCCGCCGCGATGGGCGACCTTATTGCGCATTTCGACGATGACGATTTTAGCGGCCCTGATCGACTGGCAGATCAAATCGACGGCATGCAAGCTACTGGAGCAGCGGTCGTTGGCTACCATGCCATGCGATTCACCGACGGCGCCGGCTGGTGGCAATACCGAGGCGCGCCCCTCGGAACGTCCCTGATGTACCGCAAATCTTGGTGGCAGGAGCACCCATTTCAAACCGTGCAGGTAAACGAAGACGGCAGATTCTGCGACGAAGCGCGAGGCGCCGATGCGCTCGCAACGGAA